ATCATCATTACCATCAGCAAATGTAGTTTCTACATAGTAATATGCGTTTGTAATTAACGCACCCTCTGGAATGAAAACACTTCCTGTTGTACATGAAGCAGACTCATTGTTAGCTAGGTTTGTAACCGAAGCGTCCCATTGACCTACTGCAACATATTTGTTATTTAAAGGATTCTTTGCCATTTTTCTAAAGTTTTAAAAGTTAATAAATTATAGGTTTACATTTCCGAACCCAGCTGAGTTCATGTAAGGATTAAGAACCCCTTCTAAAGCCTGAGTAAAAGCAGCCGTTCCATTATCAAAAGCGATATAGATTTCAATTAAGTTATCTACACCGTGAATTTGAGAGTGAGAACTTCCATCCTTAGTAGCTACAATGTGATACATATCATATGAATCACCAGTTACAGTACTTTGAGCTGGAGTGTTAGGAAGTTCAACACGGTTGTAAAAACCATACTGTGCACCTCTTAACTCTTCTTCCATTTCTTTAACGTAAAATCCGTCACCGTTACCTCTTGATGCAGCTGTAGTAGTTGCAAAAGCAGCAGTTGTTCCGTTACTTCCGTCTAAGTTATCTACAACGTCAAATAAAACTACTTCACCTTGAGTAGATCCGTCAGCTTTAGTTTCACCTTTCTTATAACCAGTGAAAGTTAATACACCAGCACCGTTATCAGCTACTGTTTTAATCCAGTGAGGCTTGTTAGCATCAATAAGGTTAAATAAAGCTGTTGCTTGAGCTGCTGGAGTCTGAGCTGCAGTTGCAGAAATTTCGTAGTTTTTAAACTCGAAAGGCTCAGCACCATCAGTTAAGTTTACAAGCTTAATGAAGTGATCTTTTGCTGCTGTTGCGTTTGTAGCTAAAGTAACAGTAGATACTTGAGCAGCTTGAGCAGCGTAAGAACGTCCGCCCCATGCTATAACATCTCTTCCATAAATCCAAGGAGATACAATGTTTACATCAATCCCAGAGGGACCTCCTTGTACAATTCTAATTTGATCGGAATCTGCTATAGTATCACCTGGTAATAATGAAGTTGGTCCGTCAGAAGATAGTTTTTGAACATCTACCGCTCCGTCTGCCAATAATCCATTAGTGTAAGCTACTGCAACATCATTTCCAATATACAAATGTCTTGCCATTTTTCTAAAATTTATGCGGCTATGCCGCTATTAATAATTATTCATTCTTTGTAACTTCTCCAAGCGCTGTTTTGTATCGCGGATCAGAGATAGCTTCCAATATACTACTCACTGTCATAGCAACAATCTCTTGATGAGTGTGCTCTGGTAGTTCGCAGTCAGTCCCCAAAGATAAGGATATTTCTTGCGGCTTTCTGATGTACGTTATTTTTAGGGTATCTATTATAAATATATCACTAGTGTATATATCTATAGACCTACCTCGCATTGTTGTTAATGGAGAGGTATGTTTTGTTGTATTAAACGGGTCATCTAAAAGCGCGAATATGTCGTCTTGTTGTGAAAATCTGTTGCCTTCTTTTATACGATCAGAGAAAGCAACTGGTTCTCTTCTTTCTGAATATGTAGTATCCATAATCTGCCCAGCTTGTTCAGCTGGTCCATTAGTTACAGCTATGTCAGGAACACCTTCTGCATAACTAATGTTACCGGCAGATCCATCATAATTAAACCAGTCATGTAAATCAGTATCTATTATTACTATAAACTGACCAGGGAAATTAAGTGTTTCATATTCTTCCCAGTATATTTCAAAACCTGCACCGGGATTATCAAGTATGTCTTGTTTTACTGCTTCTATATTAGCAGGATAACTATCAGCTGTCCACCCACTAGCAATAAAAGATGCTGATGGCGTCCATATTACAGCAGATGTTGGATCTGTTCCTGTAATATCAGCTATCAAATTTATCTGTGTTATAAAATGTGTAGAGTCACCAGTAGCATTGTTTAGTACAAAGTTGTTAAGGTCTAGTGTAACATATGATACTGACGGTGGATTAACTAAGTTATATCCTATAGTTTTACAATTGTTGATCCACAACTTTGACATCTGATTTACTAAGTACATGTAATCAGTTGGTAAGTTGAATGTGTCAACAAATATGTTTGTTTTTAATTGCTCCTTGAAAGATACTGGAGCTTCGTACTCACGCACGAGTGTACGTAGGTCGTCAATTCTTTTTTGTGATTCTTCAAAACCTTTTCTGTACATGTTATTTCTACCGTACTTGGTATTGATGAATCTAAACATGTTTTTGTTTAATTCAATGTCTATCTCTTCGGATAGCAAACTGTCAGCTTGGAGTGAATTAATCTTATCCACTCCTTGCTGTACAGCTATATGCATTTCAGTTACATTCATTAAGATGCTAATGTTTTAAGTTTTGCTCTTAAAGTAGTTAATTTTCCTGAGTTCTTTTTGTCATTCAGGTGTATAACAGTGTCATCCATTGTTTCTCCTAATACCTCGTCAATAAAGATAACTTGGTTACCTATCTTTCTTAGTACTCCTGCAGATACCATTGTTTCAATTTCTGCTTTTAGTTCTAAGTGTTTATCTTGAGATACTTTGATAAACTTCTTAGGTGATTTCTCCTTAATATCATAGAGTAAGTTTTCTACTTGTTCTCTAGTCAATGTATCAGGATTAATACTACCTAGTAGTCTGAACACTCTTCTCATCTGCTTTTCATCGTTAGATACTTTGATAAATGCTTTGTCAGCATCTTTCTTAATCTGAATATCGTTGTTACGTTTCATATCCTTTTTAGAATCATCGTGAATATAGAAACGTTTTTGCGTACTTGCGTTCATTTCTTCTTCAGTCAATGCTACATGTGGATGTTTCAATGCAAAACTGTATTTGATGAAATCAGTTATATCAATAGGATGTCCATCATCTGTTAATCCTACTTCTAATTCTACACCCTCGAAGCCTACTGGGATGGTAAATTCAGCCCAATACTTTTTGGTGTGTTTAGGCCACTCCATGTGAGCAGCGTCTACGTCTAACATACCAGCTAAATATTTCTTTTCGTCATCTGTACTAAAAGGTTTTAGTGGTTGTCTGTTTACAAATATGCTACTTAGTTTTCTAATAGCACTAGCGTTAATTTCCTTAGGTAAGTGATTGTTAATCGGCTTAGCCCTTAAATAAACTTTTTTACTCATAATATAGTTCTTTTAAAGTATTAGTTAGTGGGTGAAAAGAATAACTCCCCAATATTTAAAGTGAAGTTGCGGGGGCACTAAGCCCCCACGACCTCAACCAAAAACCAATATATAGACTTGCGAATGCACGCCAAATTTATGAAGCTACACACTCGATGTCCAGAGAAGTATCAAATCTACGTAAGCAGATACCACCTGTCTTCAACATGTGTACGCTCGCACCGTCAACGTCTGATGCTCTTGTATCAGTAGCCGCGAATCCTCGTGGAACTACAGAACCAGCAACACACCAACGCATCATCTCACGACCTTTCTTAGAGATCATTGTAAGATTAGCTTGTCCGTCGTAGTTAGACTGGTCAACAAATACCATACGGTAAGACTCTAATGAGTAACCAGTAACTGGGTGCTTTTCACGAGCTTGTGCAACAGGACCATGATCAAACAATGGTAATTTTACCACGTTTACTACGTGTCCATCCACGTGCTCGTAAGTAGTGAAGTAACCAGTCAATCCTAAGTTACGTCCATTACCTGTGATGAATCTGTTCTCACCACCTACTTTGAAGGTGTTAGATGAGAAGTGTGACTTAAGAGCTTCATCAAACTCTCTTGCTCCACCAGTACCAGTGTATAATGTCACTTGCTTCTGGTTAGCGTCAGTCATTTGGTAGAATAAATCACCAATGATGTTCTTCAACTTAGTTTCAGTCATAGTTGAATAAGTATCAGTATTTACGATTTGCTCGAATAAACCTGGACCTACAATTACAGGCTGGCCATTCTCATCTTTCATAAACGTGTTACCGTTTGCATCATAAGTTTTTTGTCCGTACCAGTAGTACATTTCACACTCTTCTTTGAAGTCAAGCATGTGTTGGTACTCTTCGTAATCCATCCAAAGTTTTGTAGAACCACCACCTTTAGTAGGTAAAGAGAATTCTGCAACGAAATCTTTTGCATGTCCTGACATGTGGTAAGATTTACGTACTGTTGTGATTTTGTTACGAACTTTTCCTGGAGCTTGCCAGTTAGAAGCGTTACCTCTAGAGAAGTCAACACCTACTGGTGCATACAATTGAGCCCAAAGATCACCTGCAGTAAAACCTGAAGTTAATACTGTAGCTGCTGCTGGGTTTACTAATTGTAATGTATACTCCCAACCAGAACCGCCTACATAAGGCTTAGGCTCTTGCATGATACGTGCTAGCTCACCTTTTGAGTTTACTAATACATAAGGAAATATAAATCGTTTGTCAGGGAATACTAACGTGAAAGTTGATCCTCCCTGTCCTAAATTTGCTCCTGCATTTGTCACAGCCACTGGACGTGTTCTCAATTTGTGGGTAGCCACACGATATTCATACTCTAAACGGTCGATTGATTGAACATTACCAGCTCCTTCTGTTAAGAAAGATAGTGGGAATCTTTTATCATCTTTACCCGCTAGATGCGTGATAATCGGAGAAAGTTCAGTTGGCTTAGACAATAATGCATTTGCCAGACTGTTCATGTCTGTCATCTGCGAATCATTATAAAACGTCTTTTGAACGCTAATGTTCGTTCCATTCAATTGTGGCATAATTATCTAATTTTTATAAAGTTAAGTTGCATTTTAAAATTGCCATTTTTAATTAAAAGTTAAGATCTAAATCATCCAAGTCTACTTGCTTACTCTTACGTCTTTGACGTCCTCGTGCGCTTTTAACTCTTTCTTCATTTCTAGAAATTCTTTCTTTCAATGATTTTGCATTTGATGTTCTAGCTTTCTTTTCTACAAGTTTTTGTAAATCAAAACCCTTGTACATCAAATAATCAATTGCAAGTTTAGTTTCCATCTCTGCTTCAGCATGATCTAAATCTCGCTGTGTGCGACCATCTTTAGTCACAGGTGTCGAGATATAGTCAAAAAACTTTGACTTCTCTCTATTTGGAACTGTGATACCTGCGAACTCATTGTTACTTTCAATAGTCTCATACACACCATTCCAAAACTCTTGTTGCTGAACTTCTCGTTGCTCTCTCTGTTCTTTTTGAGAAGCAACTAATTGCTGTCTAGATTGTTCTTGCATTTTACCTAATGCTCTTCTAGCAGCTTCAGCTTTCTGATATAATTTACCAGTGTCTTCGTAATCAGTCAATAACTCATTAATAAATTCGCTATCGTGGCCTTTTGTTGCAAAATAATCTGCCAATACGCCCTTTTGACTTCTTGTGTCATCTTCAACCAATTCTATCTGGTTGTAATCTAGTTGAGGATCATAAGCTTTCATAAACTCTGTTGACTCTCCCCCATTCAAAACGTATTCTAAATGGTTTTTAACAAGAGGAAAGTTTTCAAACAATTGATCTAATTGATCTTCTGCCATTTGCTTTCCTATATCTTGAGTCATTGCTAACAAACCTTCAGGAGTATCATCATACTCTTCTTCAGTTTCATATCCCAATTTGTCTAAGATCTCTGCGACTACTGTAGATTCTGCAGGCTCTCGATCTTCATCTTCTTCCTCTTCTTCTTCGTAGTCATCCTCTTCATCCTCTTCAAAGTCTTCTTCTTCTAGTTCCTCTTCTTCTACTTCTTCAGATTCTGCTAATTCGTCTGCATCCGCATCTAACTCTTCGTCAGTTGCTTCCGGTGTGTCTATTGCTAAGTCTTCTGCAACCTCTGTGCTTTCTGACCCGCCACTAATAACATCGTCAAATGAGATGTCGTCTAGTCCAATGTTTTCTTCTTCTGGGTTCATAATCTATATAATTAGTTTTTACAAAAATAGTTAAATATGTAGGTCTTGGTACACATACATATGTTTTTGGATATGTCTTTACTATATATCACTTATCCTTATTTTTTTCTCTGTCTATGCTTCTTTTTTCTGTGTCATCAGCTATTCTAGCCTCTAATTCACGCTCTCTAACACTAAGTTCCTTCTGTCTCATCTCAAAGTCTGCCATCATCTTCTGCATATTAAATGCATCTACTTCAGGATTCTTTCTAGACTCTGCCCCGATTAAAGCAATCTCAATATCTTTTTGTCTATCTTTTTCATTCTCAATCAACTCTTGTTCTGCTTTTGCTTGCTCCATTTGCATTTGTTGTTGAGCTTGTTGCTGTTCAGCTTGCTGTTGAGCTTGTTCTAATTCTTCTTGTGCTTTTTCTGCAGCTTTTAATTTACCTTTTATTTGAGTAAAGCTTTCTGATTCTAACACTTCTGCAATTGTAGATCCTTTAGAACCATTCTGCATCATAGCTTGTGCAAGTTGTTTCATCTGATCTAGTCTTTCAATGTCTTT